AATAATTACTTTAATTTAAATCCGCATGGCATACATTACCAAGGAAGATTAAAGTTCGGAGTAGACCTATCTACAGATATTAGATTAGATAGCGTTAACACACTATCTACTCCACTATTAGTTAGAACAAATATTCCCCATACTGTAACAATACCTAAGAAAGAATCTTATCCTAGTCAAACGAGGTGTTCTATTAGCGTTAGATTTGATCCCGACTTTAGTACATGGGAAGAAGCTGTTGATTTTTTTAAACCCTTAATTAGAGTCTAATACTTGTTGAACTCCGACACCGCTCTTCTCTAAAAACTTAATACCCGAATCATCTCTATAATTTTTATTATAATAAACGCTGTTAATTCCAGACTGATAGATAAGTTTAGCACACTCAATACAAGGACTATGAGTAACAAATAAAGTTGCCCCTAATCCACTGTTAGTTGATTTTGCAAGTTTTGCAATAGCATTTGATTCAGCATGAAGCACCTCAGGCTTTGTTTTTAACCGATAACGACCTTGCATTTCGTTACCGTCAGCATCTAAATAAGATCCTTCGTAAGGCCAACCTTCTTCAATCTCTTCTGGACTTAGCCAGCCACCAGCACTACACCATTCTACATTTTCGCAATCGTTATCCCAACCTGCGGGCATACCGTTATAGCCATAGCTAATAACAGTATCGTCTTTGACAACTACAGCACCAACTTGAAGTCTGCGAGCATGACTTAACTGAGCAGTACGGCTTGCCCAATCCATGTATAATTTTATAAATTTATCTTTCATATTTTTCCTTGGCCGGTCCTGCAGGAATCGAACCCACACCGCTTGGTTCGAAGCCAAGCATTCTATCCATTGAACTAAGGACCGGTTATATATTGTATTTCTTTAAAGCCTTCATCCTCAGTTGGATCTTCCCAAGTTCCGATCATGCTATAGATAACATGATCCGGAATCTCTTTGCCAGGCCGGTTCATCAATCGTCGCATGAGTTCTGTATGCTCTGGTGTTTTGAATACCACAGCAATATGTTCATAGTCGGGCAACATATTGAACTTGCGAGCACGACTTTTAATTGTAGTACTAGTTTGATCCCAAATAATGTCACGACCAATTTCTCGTGCCACAACAACTTCTTTAGCCATTAGATCCACAGCAGTGGGCATGAAATCTGCAAACACTTCGCTGTAGGTACGACCTACTTCCTTTGCGTAGATTTCAACCCACTTGTCTGTACTAACTTTTGCACAAGAGAAAGCCCAGGCCTGCTTATCTACCCAAGTAGATTTGCCGGACCCAGGCACTCCAATCAATTGATAACACTTTGGCATATTATATTACCTCTACAATATGATATCCTGAATTAGGATAAGTTTCTAATAACCATTCTAACATACCCGGTTCAACGGGCAGTCGGATGGAGTTAAACTTGTTAGTAATGTAAGTCATATTACATTGTCGGCCCATTGCCGTTCTTAAAACCCACACTACCACCTTCTTCTTCAATACGCTTTAACACGTCTTCAAAAAGTATAGGAGCAAAGTCTGGAGTTTGTTCTACGCAAACGCAGTGGTATCTAACATCGTTCTCATCACCGTATAAAACTTCTCCGGTCTTAGCATCAACACCACGGGCCTTTTTCACACGATTTGCGTGAGTATGTCCGTGAATGTTAACTCCGAAGCGTCCCATTGAGTCACTGTGTAACGGAATATGACTTAAGATCATTCCGTTCATAACGTGATAAGCACGTAATTCACGGAAGTAAGTCCTATACTCGTCATCACGGAAGATGTCGTGATTACCGCGGATCAATACCTTGTCGCCGTTTAAACGATGTAGGATTCTCAATGCCTTACGGTTAATAACAACGTCACCTAAATGATAAACTTTGTCAGTGGGTTTTACCCTGTCGTTCCACGCCTTGACCATAGCTTCGTCCATTTCCTCAGCAGAGTCCCACGGACGTAACTTTGTAACACCATCGTTGCGTGTAAAGCGGCAGACGCCGGTATGTCCGAAATGCGTGTCGCTAACTAAAAATACACTAGGCATCTTGCCCTCCTTTCTTTCTTAAAATCCAACCGTTATAGTTGGGGTCTTTTACTTCGTCGACTCCAAATATTCCGCATACTTCAAAGTCGCTGCCTTTGATGGTTACAAAGGTACCAACTGTTTTAGCAAACGACAGTGCTTCATCTAGGGTCGTACATGCATTTAAAGTTAAATTATTTTTACTTAAAACTTTATACATTAAATTTCATCTTCTTTTTAATCTACGTTCTCGACGTTCTGCCGCCAATGTAAAAACTTTCTCATTGTCGTTGGTCCAATCTATTGCTTTCTTAGGAATGATCAAACCAGACTCAAGAGTTACACCATTAATAGTATGAGGCTCGTTTTCATCATAGGTCCAGCCTAGCACCTTCATCATGCGATGCTTGACTAACAGGTTAGGACTACGAAAACCTTCACAATCAGTAAAGCCCATCATAACACCAACTTCGCAGACCGCCCCACTACGACAAACACCTGCTACACAATGAACAACTACATTCATTCGATTGGCTAGAGCGTGTTGTAACAGTCGAACAAGTTCTGCAGCCTGCTCGTGACTGCACTTCATAGCTTCTTCTAGCACTTCGTCCTTTTCTTCAACATCCAAAAATTGAAATTGATGAACTTCTTTGAACTTGTGCATAGGGGTAGGGAAGTCTCCGGGCGGATCCACAATCTGAATCAGCATACTATTTTCGCCGGCATTGTGATGCCGCCCCCTAGGAATATCTCCTAGACTTACATTTTCAATCCATGGCATAATGCCTCCTAACATTCTAAATCAATGTGACGACCTTTGTCTAAATCTAAACGAAGGTTTCTACTTACACGTTCCGCTATGACCTGGTCAAGTCTGCGTTCTTCAATTTTTTTGGCGTAATCTTGTTCTCGCTGTTTTTCTAAACGAGCCTGATCCAAGCGGTACTGTTCTTGGTTATATTTTATAACACTTTGTTCTGCTCTTGAAATTTCCATTATTCTACGGCCCTCCTAAAAATAAGTTCCTGCTTTGAAAACGCATCTTGTTCCCAAGGCATATCCAAATACTTAGTCTTCTTGCCGTATTTCTTTCCACGCCAGTAATTAACACCATTTTCAACTTTAAGAATACCTTTGGCCATTTGGCGTACATGGACCATTTCGTGTGCAAGTGTTACACCCATGTCGGCAAACCAACCTGGCTTAACAACTACAACATAGGCATCTAATCCATGTAATGGCATGGTCATTCCTTGACCATCACACTCATTGGCAACTCGAACCAGCAAAACTTTTTTGCTGTTTTCCAATTTAAGTTGTTTAATCATAGAAGGCAAAATTGCCTCTATGAATTTACGTTTCTTTACGCTACGAGTTTCAACTAGAAATTCCATTATATTACTCCTTGCTATGTATATATTATAGCATGGTTTTACCAGTTTGTCAACCTATAAATATATATTATGAAGCCAAAAACCCACCTTGAAGAGATCCAAATAGAGCTTGACGAGTTGCTTGAACTCTGTTATAAGGGTGAGAAAATGGAAACATTAATCTATCAACGTGGGCTATTATCTGGGTGGTTGGCAAGAATTGCTTCTACGGACTACATTGTCCGCAACGAAATCAAAGAAAGATTATATAACGCAAAAAGAAAAATCTCACCGTAGAACTATGTTACTAGAGGGTGAGGCCATATTGTTTGGAGCGGCTAACGAGGTTCGAACTCGTGACGTCTTGCTTGGCAAGCAAGTACTCTACCAACTGAGCTACAGCCGCATTAAAAATATTTATAATTTGATATTGGAGCAACGGGTCAGATTTGAACTGACGGTTTTACGGATTTGCAATCCGTTGCATTGGGCCTCTCTGCCACCGTTGCATTAAAGATATTTCTTTTGTCTTAGTATAGGGGGTTTTGTGTTAGTGTCTATTTTTGTTACAAAAAAGACCTGTGTTAATCTAGGATCAGAATCTGAATAATAACTGTTTACACCGTGAGCAGAACTTGAATCAAATGCAATCAACCGATTGTAGACATTATTAAATCTAATTGTTTCAATATATGCATCCCTATGCCTTTGAATACGGTTATCATAATCAGAATCTATACCATTTTTATAAAAATCTTTTTTAGCATTAGATAGATCTAATTTTTCTTTATCAACTAATTTAAAAATAGAAGTTCCACAATTTAAATCTATTTTAGGAGTTAAGAAAATAACTCCGGCAT